TTAAAGATTCTCAATAGTGTTTCCAATTGAATTATCGTTGACCGGGTGCAAGTCATTGTAAACTTTGATAGTAATAGATGCGTCCTTGTGGCCTAACACGGTGGCCACCTTATTAACTGGCACCCCATTTTCAATCAGCAAGCTAGTGTAAGTGTGTCGCAAGCCATGCGGTGTTACATATAATGGTAGATTCTTTTCTTTTTCTATCACTTTTAACCACTTACCCGGCTTTGATGGTGACAATATACCGCCTTTTTGATTGGTAAATACTAGCTGTCCTGGCTTCAAAGAATTAATATTAAAGTATTGTAGTTCACGACGTTGTTTTAAGCGCCACTTCTTTAATACTTCAATGGTTCGTTTACCAACAGGAACATTACGGACTGAATAAACATTTTTAGTTTTCCCTATTATAAGGTGGTTATCCGTATCACGGGTAACCGCCTTTTTTATATGAAGAAAACCTTTATCAAGATCGACATTATTCCAGGTCAAGGCTGACAGTTCGCCCTTTCGTAACCCTGTATGTGACAAGACAAAGAGAAAAGCAAACGCCTTATAGTTGGTTGATTCGTAGTGTTCTCGTAACCCCTTCTGAAAGACATTAAACTCGTCCTTAGTAAATGATCTTATTTTCTTTTCATGATCCACTTTTGGACGTTCTATCTGTCTAAAAGGATTGTCGTGGATTAGTTTGTACTTAATTGCCAGATCAAAGATGCTTACAACATCATTAACCAGCTTGTTGTATGACTTTAATTTGTTAGACCATTGATAAACCAATAGTTGACACGTTGGAACACTAATATCTTTGATTAACTTATTACCCATAGCTGGCAATAAATGTTTCTTACATTCTGTCTCATATTTCTTATAAGTAGAACCAGCTACCGTCTGTTTCTTATTATCAAGCCAACGGTTGGCCACGTCTTCAAATGTTACCTGTTCGTTATCACTAAAACCATGATTCTCAATTTCAATCATCTTGCGACGATACCAGGCACGGGCTTCACCTTTTGTAGTAAAGCCGCCCTTGTTATGTTGCTTGTTATCTGGTGTACGGTATGCAACCCGATAACGTCTACCATTCTTAGTTTGATACTCATATGGTGTCATTTTTCATTCTCCTTTATACGTCCATTGTCTGGGCGTGAAATTAAATGACACGGGGGATGTGTTAGAAGATGAAAAATATTGTGAGTAAATAGTTCATGTTCATGGTACCGTGGTACCGCATGGCCTAATCCCTTGGGGCAGTAAGGCGCAGGCGGTACCAAAATGGTTTTACGGGTACCATAATCAAATTAAAGTAAAAATGGTACCCTGCCACATTAACAAAATATATGCGCAAAATTGCGCACATCTATTAGTGGCAGCTCTTTCTTTTACTTTGCTTTATTCTTTCTATCATAAACAAATGATGTTTGAAGCAATGGCTCATCGTCTCCACTTAAATAAGTAACAGATATTTCAAATTCATTGTTTAATTCACCATTGCTCTCACTAATTAGTTTATCAAATTCGTGATTCTCATCTTTCAAAGCAATTACTTTTTTGGCTGCGTCAACTATTTGTTGTTGAACATAATGCTTAAAAAACGGTGACATCGACTGAAATATTTCAGTAAAACTATCATCACCATCAAAAGCATTTAATTGCATATAAAGATCATACTTATCAACTGGATCAGCGTAATTAGCCTTGATATGAGTAACAAAGTTTAAAACCGTTTTTCTTTGAATGTGGCCTGAAATGTAAGCAATCTCTATTTCACCAGATTTTGCTTCACCTTTTTTCTGGTACAAATCATCAACCTTCATTGTGCCTAAACGCAACGTAAAATTAAAAATCCAAGGTACATAGTCATAAAACTTTGAAGGCTTAACCTCTAAGTAATTACAAAGTTTGTCAACATTTTCAGTAGAAATATTTGCAAATGGATTGTTAATCATGTTCGATAAGGCACTTCTAGAAATGCCAGTAGCTTCCATAACGTTCTTTATTGATAGGTCCCTTTCAGCTAACAGTATTTTCAATCTATTGGCTATCAAACTAACACCTTCTTTCATTACAAATATTAACATCATAGCAAGCCAATATCTAGTTAGATTAGCGAATAAACATTTTACCGGTTGCGTATAAAAGAAAATGGTGTATCATAGAAACTGTAAATGTCGCTCAAGACGTTTATGTGATTTTTAATATAGTTTTTAAGGTGGTGAAAACATGGAACAATTAAAAGTTGAGTTACCTAAGAATGTTACAGACGCTATTACAGCGGCGGTATTCGATACCTTCAAGACGGCTCAAAAGGCTTCAACTAACGATTGGCCGTTGTATTTGTCCAAGAAGCAGGCGTGCAAGTACCTAAACATTTCAAACAAGACCCTTGATGAATGGATTGAAAAAGAAGACATTCCCTACAAGCACATTGGCAAAACCTACCGCTTCAACCGCAACGACTTAGACAAGTTCATGGCTACAAAGTAATCAACCTGGCACGGGGGATATGTTAGGAGATGATTCGATGATAGCTAAAATTGACCAGGCCATACTGGACTTCTGGTTCACTAACCCGGACGACCGGGCCTGGGCCTACGGTATGACACTACTTCCCTTGTTAGCTTTAATTGCTTCAATTATTAACTACTTATAGAAAGGACAATTGAGAATGACTAAGACAGAAGATCAACTGGAAAACGAAATTATTACCGTTCAAGACAAGATTATCAATGCTGGTAAGTACGTTGCTGCCGCTTGTGAAGGTATTCCAGGAGAAGGAACGATTACCTACGATGATGGTGTAGTTATCACCGACCCCGTAGAAAAGGCGGACGACATTATTAAAACGGCTCACGAGATTAAAAAGATGGCAATTGAGTACCAAGCCTTAACTAAATTAGAGGACAAGGTATTTCCCCAAAATAAAAAAGCCGTTAACAGTGAAGATAGTTTGGCGACCGGCTCACTGTAACGACCAATGTTTATTAGGGAATTGAATAAAGAAAAAGCCTATTGATGAACCACCAGCAATAGACAACTGAGCTTTATTTAATTCCCTTTCATTTTAACACGATGAAAGAGGCTTTAACAGATGAAAAAAGTAATTAAGTTTAATGATGGTCAAATCACATTTGAATTCAATTCAGCAAAAAGAATTGGCGTACAAAATGATTCAGAGAATAATACCACCCTTTTAGTTATTCCAGGGTTGCCAACTAATTTTACCAAGGCCAAAAGTAAAGTAACCGTTACCTTACCTAAACTTACAAATAGTAAACGGTATTTTATTACAGCTGACGATCACAAGGGAAATTCTGTTCTTGCAATGGTTCAAGGTGAACTAAACGACAAAACAATGGAAAAAGCTAAAGAAATCACGGATAAGCAATATATTAGGCTTGCTCAGGGCTTCTTAGATGAAATGAAAGGGGAACAACACCATGAATAACGCATTAGATACGGCTCTCGTGCTTGCTAAGTGTGGTATGAAAGTATATCCATTATCTGCTGGAAGCAAGGTCCCTGTTCAAGGTTCACACGGCGAATATGATGCGACAAGCGACCCCAGCATAATCAAGAAATGGTTCAGCTATAACCCTAACTTCAATTTAGCTATCAACTTACAAGCTAGTAACCTGGCCGTTGTTGACCTAGATAACCATGAAAATGCTACTAATGGTGTACAGAATTATAGCAAGTATATTCGCAATCATGGCAGCTCCTACGTTGACAGCTTAAAGACCTACACTGAAACAACACCACGTAACGGGCTTCATATCTTCTACAAGCTCAACCAAGATTTAGGTAATAAGGATATTCAATTGATGCCAGGCGTTGAGCTATTGACTGGTAAGACCGTAATCGCTCCTAGCTTTATAAATGAATTTAACAAGGGGTACCGGGCAGAATACCAAGGCTTTCAAGTATTGAGCTATGACAAAGTACAGACCTTGCCAGAATGGATAGTTGACCTTGCGAAAGAAGCACAGCAACGAACAACTAAGCCTGCTGCTGTTTATGAAAACTACCAGCCTGGCCAAAAGAGATGGACGGGCCGCTTGCTTGATGAATTAGTACACGGTGCCCCAAAAGGTGACCGCAATAATTACTTGACTCAATTAACCGGGAAAATGTTTCGTGTAGGTGCTGACAGTGATTCCATTTACAACTTGCTATCCTTTGCGAACAGTAATTGTGAGCCGCCCCTACCCGACCATGAAGTCAATTCAATTTTTGGTTCAATTTTGAAAAAGAATGGGAGCAGATAAATGATGGCAATCAAAGAAATACCAAAAGAATATCAACTAACTGCTAAAAAACGAGATGAAAAGATGAAAGAAGCCGCAAACAAAGTAACACCTATTTGGCTATATAAAGATGATGATGACAAAAGCAAGATTGATGTAATCAAGTTTGCAAAAGCCATTATCAAAGAAAACCCTATGGTCAATAACAAATTCAGTGAAGATGGCTACTGGTACGACAAGAAGAATGGATACTGGTTAACCAATACTGACACACATTTGGAAAAGATTATAGCTAACTCGATGCTAGGCGTTGGGAAGTGGCAACCCAACACATTTAGTTCTGTTAAAAAGTTAGTGACTATCAAGACAACTTCAGAAGCTGATTTTAACCCGTTTGACCACAGTAACCCCTACCTCGTTAGTTTTAAGAATGGTACTTACAATATGCAAGACGGGACAACTAAGAAGAATTCTGCTAGTGACTATATTCTTCAAGGCCACAACTACGATCTTGATATTAATGGGGATGCACTCTTTACTAACAAATGGTTTATAGAAAGTTTCGGTAGTAAAGAAGCGGCTGACGTTGTGAAAGCATATATTGGCTATATGTTTGCACGAACCTATGGTAACTTTCAAAAGTTCATGATCTTCTTTGGTGCTGGCGGTGACGGTAAGTCCACTATCTTAAATTACCTACGCTCTTTGATTGGTACCAGTAACACATCAAACGTTGATCTTGCCGATTTAGTAGACCGTTCCAGTGCTAAGTTTTTAACATCAAAGTTATATCAGAAAGACTTGAACTACTATGCTGATATTGGCGATGGTTTCATGGAACAAACAAGTATGCTTAAAGGATTAACTGGTGGGGATGCTATCACTGGCCAATTCAAGAATAAGACACCGTTTGAATTTATTAACCATGCGAAATTGATATTTAGTGCCAATAGTTTACCTGCCTTTAATGACTTTACCGATGGTTTCATTAGACGGCCTATTATTGTTGAAGTCCATAAGATCAAGGGCTTTAATGACAAGTATTCAATGGACGATATTAAAAAAGAACGTGGTGCCTTTGCTTATCAATGTATGCACCTATTCAAACTTCTACTAGATGGTAAATACCCTGGCCAATTGGACAAGTGGGGCTTCCCAGCCACCGATGAAATGAAGGCAGCACTGAAAAAATGGGTAACTGATAACGATATGGTTTCACGATGGTTAGATGAAAGATGCGACACTAGCGACCCAGCAGCTTTTGAAAAGAACGTATATGTTTACGAAAGTTACAAGCGATTCTGTAGCAGCGAAGGTGGACACCCGTTAGGCAAAAAGAACTTCAACGCTAATCTAAGCAAGCACAGCATTGTTCCAAACACTCAAAAGAAGATTGACGGGAAAAGGTATCGTGGATATAAAGGTATTCGATTACTCAAAGATTAAGGGTACCATTTTTACCCGGAATTGATTATGGTACCGCCAAAACCATTAAGGTACCGGTTGAGCCTTACTGCCCCAAGGGTTTAGACCATGTGGTACCACGGTACCATGAACATGAACTATTTACTCACAGTATTTTTAGAAAGGAAAATCAACATGACAAAGATTAAAGATGGCAAAAAACTATTACTGAAACTTGCAATGGACAACGGTAAATTCATTCATACAGATTATGAAGGTTTTGAAAAACTCAAAAATCCTGGAATTCAATTAGTAAGAGAATATGACCTAAAGACAAATATTCACGCAATCTGGCGAGGAAATATGTTTGTTAACCCGTCTCACATTGCATATGCAATACCAGAAATGTTCTATCTAGTAATGGAGAAAAACATGAAATAACACTACCCAAAAGGACGGTGATAAGTAGTGCTGAACTATGATTTATCAAGAATGAGATACCGTGCTATCTTTGGCAAAGCCACTTATGGGATAGACCCAGAAACACATATGCCTGGTAAAGAAAGATTCAAACCTATGTTCGCAGTGTGGTGTGGCCCTTATTCACAAACTCAAACGCAAACCCAGATAGCGTTGGGAATGAAGTTAGAAGTTGATACAACTATTGTAATTAGACACAATGACAAGGCCAGTGATGAGAATGTATTTGTAAGGTATCGTGGTGGCCTTTACAAGATTGCAGCAATTAATAGTGATGACAGGCTCAATGCCTTTGATGTAATCAGCCTTGTTAAGTCAAGCAAAGAATTACCGGACGAATAAAATTTTATATAGGTGTCGCTTCTTGCGATGCCTTTTTAGTTTGGAGATGATTAAATGAGTAAACCAATGCACCTGTGCAACCATCCTGGTTGTAATATCTTGATACCTTATGACCAAACCTATTGCAGTAAACACAAGTACAAGAAGCCTATTGATTATGCTGACAAGAAAGAACGACATTTAATTAACAAGGCTATTTATCACAAACGAATAAACAGCACACATGAATGTAAATATATTCGATTCTACAAATCTAAGGAATGGAGAAAGCTAAGTCACCGTTGGTTAATGATTCACCCGTTCTGTGTACGTTGTAAACGACGTGGTATCATGCGAAAAGGCGATGTAGTGGACCACATTATCGAATTGCGAGACGATTTTAGCAAAAGATTAGACGTAAATAACCTACAAACGCTATGCTATTCTTGCCACAATAAAAAGACAAAAATTGAAAAAGCAAAACGTGAAAAACGAAAATCGCAAAAATTATTTTGACGGGGGGCCACCGATTCAAGCTGCTGGAACGGTCCATGCAGTTTTTTTCTGATAAAAGTCCATTTTTTTCGTTTTCCAGGCAATATAACCGTATATTATTTATAATATACGGTTATATTGTTCGTATTTGACAAATAAAAGAAAGCCGAATAATATTCAGATTATTTGATTAATTGTTAAACAATACACGAATAATTGATTGCCTTTTTAATAAAAAAGAGCTATAATATTCGTATAATAAAGATTACTGGATATAAATAGCCATTAGATGTTCGTCTATTGGCTATTTTCTTATGTCTAAGGTGGTGAATTGTATGGCTGGTGCAAACATTAAACCAGTAGAAAAGTTGAGAGGTCACTGGACTAAAGATCAATTGGCTGACCGTGAAGAAGTCCAGAATAACTTACAAAAAAACTATGAACCAATTGATGAAACTGTACCAGAAGAGTTGCATGGTTACGCCCGGAAAGAATGGCAAAAGATTGTACCCCTGCTAAAGAAGGAAACGCCCGCAAGCAATCTGGACCGTAGTCAATTGATTAATTATTGTGTTCTGGCACAGACGGTTCACACTTGCCAAAAGTATATTCTAAAAGATGGTCTATGCGTCATGACTTCGCAAGGCACAAAGAAAATCAACCCCTACTTCAATATGCAAGATAAGGCCATTAAGAATATGCGAGCAATTGCCAGTGACTTTGGACTAAACATTAGTAGCCGGGCCAAGCTAGAAAATCAAAAGGTTAAGCAGCAAGACCCCGAAGACCCGTTCGCTGACTTCTTAGAAGATGATGCCGGGTGATTAGATACGTTGATGATGTATTGTCTGGTAAGATCGTAGCCGGGGAGAAGATACGCCTTGCCTGTGAGCGCTACAAGCGGGATTTAGAGCGTTCAAAGAGTGATGACTTCCCCTTCTACTATGACGAGAAGATGGCCCGTAAAGCCTGCCAATTCGTCCAGATGCTACCACTTACCGATGGTGGTAAATTCCACTTAGCTGAATACCAGGAATGGATAGTAAGCGAGCTATACGGCTGGCGAGTAAAGGAAACTGGCGAGCGGCGTTATACACAAGGTATGGTATCAATGGCCCGTAAGTCTGGTAAAACTTATCTAGCCGCTTCCCTGGCCGCTATTGGCTTGATGGTGGAGAACAAACCAGCGAAAAACAGGCAAGTTTTATTCGTCTCAAACGCACTGAAACAAGCTAAGCTGGGGTACGATATGCTTTCAAGTAGTCTAAGACAAGTTCAAAAGACGAGCCGTCTGGTCCGTCACCGTGTTAAGGTACAGAAAGAACGGATTACTGACCTGCCGACCGATAGCTTCGCCACTGCTCTTGCTAGTGATACCAACACTCTTGATGGTTACGCTGGTACTACTATTATTCTTGATGAATACGCCGCCGCCAAAGATCGCAAGGTATACGATGTCTTAAAGTCTGGTCAAGCTCAAGAGCCTAACAGCCTACTGTTGATTATTTCAACTAGCGGTCTGGACTTAAACGTTCCTATGTACACTGAATATAAGATGTTAAGCGATGTGTTAGCTGGTAAAAAGCAAGCAGATCGCTATTTTATTGCCATTTGGGAATTGGACGACCGCAAAGAAGCCAACAAGCCCAAAACGTGGATTAAAGCTAATCCTATCTTTGAAATACCAGCGATTAAAAAGCGTATGCAACCTAAAATTCAAGATGATGTGAATTTAGGGATTGCCCAAGATGATTTAATTCCCGTTCTCACTAAAAACTTTAATATGTGGCTTCAAGCTGCCGACAATTCCTATATTAGTGTGGACGACTGGGATAAAGCCGAAATAGACACCCCCGACACCACCGGACGTGATGTCTATATTGGCTTTGATATGAGTAAGACAAACGACTTAACGGCGATTAGTTGGATAGTTCCAATTGATGGCCGTTTTTACGTGGATTCTCATTCGTGGGTAGGCACTAAGTACGGCCTAGATCGCAAGATTAAGTTAGACGGCTTCAATTACCCGGCTGGTGAAAAACGTGGTGAATGTTCTATCACTACCCTTGCCTCTGGTGTGATTGACATTGATGATGTGTTCGCCTATCTGCAAAAGATCATTCAGCAAAACCAATGGAATGTGAAAGCTATCTGCTATGACCCGTGGAATTTTAACAATATTCTAGCCAAGTGTGAGAGAGAGTTGCCAGATATTCCACTAATTGAAGTACGACAAGGGACTTTAACTCTTAATGTTCCGACCCGTGAGTTTAGAGACAACCTATTCCAAAAGAAGATCATTCATAACGATAACCAACTGCTTCGCTATTCAATGATTAACGCCCGGATTAAAGAAGATAACAACGGCTGGCAACTACAAAAGAAAAGCCGTAACTCTAACAGTCGGATTGACCCGGCGGCGGCCCTTATGAATGCTTATGTTTTCGCCCGAACCTACTTTACTGACCAAGAGAAGAGCAAGACGTTAAATGACTTCTACTCCAGTCCGGAGTTTTTGCAATGAAAGGTGGTGAGATTGATTAATGAGTTTATTTAATAACTGGTTTAGCAAGAATACGACTACAACCAATCATGACCCGTTTCTTGATGCGTTGGTTAGCATTTCAAGTGACGACCCCTATGCCTATGTATCACCGTCAAACTTGCGTAATAGCGATGTTTTTACGGCAATCAATATTATTGCCAGCGACATTGCTTCAAACCCTGTTCTGTGTGATACGGACGTAATTAATAAAGAGATTAACAACAGTCCTAATGACACGATGGACGGCTTTCATTTTAAGTTTGCCTTAGCTGCCAATATGCTGTTAAACGGTAATTCATTTGCTGAAATTTTGCCGAACCATAACTTGCGATTTATTCCTAACAATCAAATGACCGTAAGCCAAGACACCATTACCGGGCGTTTGAAATATACCTACTCGCCTAACGGGAAAATTAAACGAGTGATTCCACCTAATAAGGTACTACACTTCAAGTATTTCACCTTAGATGGTGTGGCTGGCCTAAGTCCTTTATATGCCTTGAAAGATGAGCTAGGAGTACAAAACGCTGGCAACAAGCTACTACTTAACTTCTTTAACAATGGGATTCACGGTACAACGGTGGTCAAGGTCAATCAAGCTGATCTAAACCCCGAAAGCATTAAAAACATTCGTAAGAAGTTCGATGATGCCAATTCCGGGCCTAACTCAATGAAAACCGTTGTTGTTGATGATTCTATGGACGTTAGCAACCTGTCACTCAATACAGACGTGCTTAAACTGGTCAACTCTAACGACTGGACAACCAGACAGATTGCCAAGGCGTTTGGTCTGCCCGTTGAGCGGTTAGGACTAGAAAACGAGCATAGCAACCAGCAACAAAGTAACCTGCAATACTTACAAAGTACCCTGCAACACTACTTTGATTGTTTCACTAGCGAACTATCTAAGAAGTTTGGCAAGGACTTTGCTTTTAATACCGACAAGCTGCTAAGCCTTGACCCTGCTACCATTCAGCAACAGGCAATTGACGGCTATAACAATGGCTTGCTGACCAGAAATGAAGCCCGTAGCAAGTTAGGGTTGCCACCAACTAGCGATGGTGACAGCTTTAACGATGATTCAGAGAAAGGAATGAATGAAGATAATGGAAGATCGCCGATTAACGATTAACGCTGAATTGCGAGCAGCAGAACCTACTCCACAGGAAGCACCACAGGCCGCTGACAGCGATAAGCAGGATAAGACGGATAATAACCCACAGCCTGCTAAAACGGCCCAGAACAGCCCAAAGAAGCTCTCTGGTTATGCTATTGTTTGGAATACTCCTAGCAAGGATTTAGGGGGCTTCAAAGAAGTTGTTTCACCGGACGCTCTTAAAGGCGTTGACCTGTCTAATGTATTGATGCTCAACGACCATGACTATACACAAGTCCTGGCAAGTGTTAAGGCTGGCACCTTAAAGCTGACCCCAGATGATAAGGGCCTGCACTTCGATGCCACCCTGCCAGACACTACTACCGCAAACGATGTATTCGCCAATGTTAAGGCTGGCAACTTAGACAGTTGCTCATTCAGCTTTGATGTGGACGATGGTTCCGACAAGTGGGAAAAGGACGACCAGGGGAATATCACCCGGACCATCAATCAGATCAAGGACCTGTTCGATGTATCTGTGGTTGCCGTGCCTGCTTATGATTCCACCAACGTGAATGCTGACAACTCAAACAATCAAAATGTAAATGTTAATACACGTTCCTATGAAAACTTTATCAAGGGGGAAAATAAGAAGATGACTGAAAAGACTATTATTGATAACAACGAAAAGACCGAAACCCGTAGTTTTGAAGACTTTATTCGTTCACGTGGTGAAATGCGAGACGGCTTGACCACTTCCGGTGCTACTGCCGTGATTCCAGAAGAAGTTGTAACACCTGTCCTGGAATTAAAGAACAGTAAGTACAACTTAGCTCAATACGCTACTGTTAAGACCGTTTCCGCTGGTTCCGGTCACTACCCAATCGCTAAGCGTAACAATAAGGCGGTTCTTGCCACGAAGGAAGAATTGGCCGAGATTGCGGACGTTGATGCTAATATGTTTGAAGACGTGCCGTTTGATGTGAAGACCCGTGCTGGTAAGATTGCCCTCTCAAATGAGATTGTCGATGATTCTGCCGTTGATATTGTGGCCGAAGTTAAGAACCAACTTCAAAAGCTGGTGGACAATACCGACAATCAAAACATTATGAAGGTATTAACCAGCGATACTTTCAAGAAGGAAAATGCCACTACTACCGATGACTTAAAGAAGATTTTCAATGTTGAATTAGACCCAGCCTTAAATAAGATGTGGCTGGTTAACCAGTCTGGATTCAACTACCTTGATACCTTAAAGGACAGCGAAGGCCGTTACCTGTTGCAACCTAACCCGGCCGCTGCTAGTGGTTTCACACTGTTTGGCGCACCAGTTGTCATGATTAGTGATGCGGTAATGGCAAACAATAGCGATGGTTCCTTCCCACTGATTGTTGGTGACCTTGCCGAAGCGGTGGCCGTATTCCGTCGCAATCAAGTAACCGCTCAATGGGACAAGTTCGACCAATTCGCTCAAGGTTTGTCTGTGATCGTACGTAACGACTACAAGCCTATTTCAAGTGATGCTGCTATTAACATTTCACTTTCTGCTGCCAAGTCAACTAAATAAGTAATTAAGTAAAAATACAATCAACTCAAAGGGCCTACCTATTCGTAATGAGTAGGTAGGCCCTTATTTTGTTAGGAGTGATAATAAATGACAGAAAACACAACGGACCAATTAACAATCAGTGTGGACGCCATTAAGGACGCTTTACGTATTGATGGAGACCAGGATAATACGTTAATCCAGGGCTATATTGATACGGCCAAGGAATATGTGGCAAACGCCGTGTTAAGCGATGATGGTGCTGGCCGTCTAGCCACAGATAATAAATATAAACTTGCCGTATTACTATTAGTTCAGTTCTGGTACAGTAATCGTGCAACTGACATGAAGCAAACACCATATCAAGTTTTGTCGTTAATTCAACAATTGCGTGGTAAATACTGGGCTGTATAATTTATTATATGAATTGTTCGCCGCTATTAATTCATATATGTTATAATATGAGGCGTAAGGTAAATCTAAACTACCTTACAAGCGTTGTTTTGACGAAATAGGTTGTCTTAGTTTTTTTTCAATTTTTTCTTTAACATTTTTTCGGTCAACAAGACGAGTTTCTAAATCGTGGCGCTGTTAATAGCAGCGCTTTTTTATATCCAGTAATCACTAAATCAAAGGTGGTTATATTAATGCGTAAAGATATTAAACAGATTCGTAATGTCTTAAAAGACTATGCAAAAGTAAAAGCGGACCTAAACCAGGTTAATTTTTTGCCTAGTCCGCAATTCGATGCGGTAAGTTCTCATAGTAATTCAAACCATGCTGAAAGTAAATTCGTCTACCATGCTGATTTAAGCTGGCAATTGCACCGGGTAGAAGATGCTATTGATAATATTAAAGATTCTAAGTACAGATTCATTATCAACAAATACATCATCAATAAGAAATACACTCGCCCCCAACTATGCCAACGCTATAATATTGGCTTGCGTAGCTTTAACAACATGAAAAACCGTGCATTGATTGAGTTTGCTAAAAACTATGGCCTAGATTCACTCTTAGACGAAATGAACAAACCACAAGTATACGAATAG